GTGTCAGCCACCTAGTGCACCGCCTACCGCTTGAGCGATCGCGGCGACCTGTTCGTCGGATGCAGCTTCGTCTTCGGGGGGTGCGCCCTGCGGCGCTCCACCACCACCACCACCACCACCGGCCGTGAGCTGACCGATCATCGGTGCCATCTGTTGTATCGTCTGCATTTTCTTTTCTTGTTGCATCTGCATCGCCTTGGCCTGTGCCTCCTGTTCGACCAGGGCGTCGTCCTTGATGAGCTCGTGCGGGAAGTCGTTGGCCCGTGCGATAAACTTGGCGAACTCGTCGAAGTTGAAGCGGTCCATGATTTCAGGACGGATCTGACCGATTTGCAGAACCTTATCCATCGCCATTGTGATGCCCGCTTCCTCGATCTGGCGTTTCACCTTCTCGACCGGCGATGCAAAGCGGAATGTAATGTCCTCGCCTAGCAAGGCCTCTGGCATCATTTGCGGCGGGCCGAAGGCCCCCTTGCGAAGCAGTATGCGAAAACTGCGCTCCGTTATGGGCGCTGTGTAGCTATTCTCCAAGGATCCCATCAGTGAGCCCACCTCACGAACGAAGGCCTCTCGTCTTTCTAACACTTCGGTCGCCGTCATGGTCGGACCGCCGATCGGGAGCGATAGCACGTTCTTGAAGAACAGTTGCATGATCGCTTCCCTTTCCGCAGTCTGCGCGTTCAATCCCCAGGGGATCTGTGCCGCGGAATCCATTTGCTGGAACGGCTTTGAAAGGCCGAGGTTTCTAATTGCCTTGGCGTCATAATACGAAACGCCGCCAGGTCTGAGCTGCGGTGCGTTCACCATACTATCGCTTGGCAGTAACCATGGCGGGTCAACAGCGCGGTGCAGGGCCCGGAGCATGGTCTTGCCCATTTGATTCAATGTGAGCACCGACGGGAGTGCCAGTGTTCCAACACCTCGCCCAAACGCCTCATTCGATCGCGTATCCCAGCGCGGTATGAAAAACGGCATCTCTTCATAGCCGCTTTCTTCGATAACGTGTTCGCTGTCCACGTCGACGACCACGGAGCTGTAGGGCATGTCCATGTTCGATCGAGACATTGGATCGAAGCGCCATCGCTCTGACACGCACCAGACATACTCGCTCTTTTCGTCGCGGGCTTTCTTGTTGGTCTGCCGCAGCCGCTCTTTCGTCTTGGCACCAAGATTGTCTTCGCCGAACAGCATCGCCGCCTGGCGTGGCGTGTACTGTTCAGCAATGAAGACGCCGACGACCTCATTTAATCCGTCGACATCCAGGTAGACCTTGTTCAGATGAAATGCCTTGTAAAGCAGCC